TTTAGTGAATAAAACAGAACTTTTATAAAGGAGGTTGCTATCTCCTATTGTTATTTAACGATTTACTTCACGAAGAGAATAATTATCTGAATCCAGATATCTTAATAACTCTAATGCGATTAATTTTGGATTTCCTTCACCACATGTATAAACATCTATTGCTAGACAACCCTCCTCAGGCCACGTGTGACACGATACATGACTCTCTGAGAGTGCGATGACTATCGTACATCCTTGTGGTATGAAACAGTACTGGAAGACGTTTAGGATGGCCATCCCAGCACGTTTAATGCCTTTAACCATTACCTCTTCAAGGGTAATTGCATCGTTAATGAGATCGTATTTAACATCATACACCTCTAACAAAAGGTGCCTACCCATTGAAAAACGTTCCAAGGCATAAAAATCCACTAAAAATTTATTTATTTGACCCAAAAACCCAGTCTTTCATAACTTGGATCATCTATGAATCTGTATTCTTCATAATTTTCTTTTATTTTTTCATTCCAAACGGGTATTGCAACTGAATTTCCATATCTAAAATTAGGATTTCTACGAAATTGTACTTCTATAAGATGTCCACCAATAAATTCACAGTTAATCCATTCATAATCTCCTTTTAAATTTTTTAAAATATTTGGAAAATCAACTTTTCGATCTACTTTTTCCCACTTAGACCACTTATGGATTGGATCTTCTTTGTTTTTTGTACCTAATATAGTTAGATTTTGTTGTTTATGATAAAAATCGACACTTAAATGTTCTCCTTCAAAAATTTCGCACCAGAATTCTGATGGATGCATGCCATCTGTTCTTTTTTCAATCCATTCTTTACGAGCAAAACGACTCATACCAAATAAATTGAATGAAGGACGCACAATATAAAAGTCGGGATTAGGAACTGTGGTCCCAGCAGGACCACAAATATAACCTAAAACCCGACTTAAAAATAATTTATTATATGCCCAGAGATCATCAGAATGTATATGATTCCATTCATCATCACATTCTAGTAAATACATTATCTACCTTGTCCTCTGTATCTTTTACGAGCTGAGTTACGAGAACTCGCAGCATACTTGGTATTAGACCCATCACCCTGACGAGTGCTTTTGGGTTTTGATTCAATAACATCTTTACCAGACAATGAGGGACGCTTAGACATTAGTTTTCTCCAATAATTTCAGTTTGAATTTCTTCGGGTAATGGAGAACCTGTCCGATAAAATTCAACTGACAAGTCCTCCATAATATTAAAATATTCTTCTTCTGTAAGATTTGAAAATATTTTTCTTCCCTTACAAAGAATATTGTATGTATCAGCCATTTGTATCAGATTACTCTTGTCTTTTCGTGACCAACGCGAATACGAGGATCACACCAAATTTCAAAACCTGCTGCGATAGCATCTAGGCAGAATGATACATCTTCTCCACACATATCCTGAACATCGCCAGAATCAAAGACTTGCATCTTAGGAGCAAACCAAGGATACTTGATTCCATCATCCTCAAATACACCGTGCTTAATCAATACCCAACCAAAACCAGTATAATCAACTGTAAATGGTTTACGACGCTTTGAAATGCTTTCAACGGTTTCATGATTCATCACTCCACCATTATTACGGAAGTCATCTTCTTCTAACCAGTGTGCGACAGAAGTTGTGTGTCCATCTTCGGTAGCATACCAACCAGCGGCAATATCCTTCTCCATCAGAACTAATTGAAAAAACTTCTCAGTATTGAAGACAATATCAGAATCAATCCAAAGTTGCCAATCGTATTTAAGTTTTCCGTCCCAGGGAATTTGATCTGGTCCACGCAGTACATTCGCACCTAAACATTTGCATCGGGCAAAGTTTACCATCGATGAATAGTCTTGTGAGATTTGAATACTTGCTCCTGCCTGTACCAAGTCAAAGCATAGTTGCACAAAACTCTTTAAGTAGGTATATGAAACTCCACGACCTGGAAGGCAAAAGACAATAGACTTGCCTCTCACCATTTCTTTTGCTTTTTCGTAGTCCCATTCGTTTTCATTATTTGATGCCACTGGGGCATTTGCTTTTACTGTGAATCCTTTAGCCATAATTTCAAGTGATTACTTACATATCATACAGTATTATCTATGTCCTGTCAATCTTCTTCCTTTTCACTTAATACAAGGTCTGTGCCCTCTAATGAAAAGTTTATCTCACTATCCTCATACCATGAAAGATCATTCACAATCCACTCGGGTATTACAATATAATACTCCCCAGTAATTGGATCGACTTGTAGTGCCTCAAAATTTTTGCCGGAATTTTTTTTCATATAAAGTATTATAATTTACCTTTTTCAGAATTATATAGTCTCGGGAAATTTTTGAGTAGATCGATATTTATAGGTCGATTTGGGTCAGTTGTAGGTTAGGGTAGTGATGGGTTTTTATATACGGGGGGCGCCCCCGCCGCGACCGCATACGGGGCAACTGCTGATTCACGAACGAATGCCCCCCACCCGAAGCGGGCAGGGGGCAGGCAGTGGGTCAGGCAGGGAAGGAGATCCGCTTCGCTTCGGGGTTGCAGTGGTAACGGTGACCAGAACCAACCCACCCCCGAAAATCGGTGTGCATGTCCGCCAACTCAGCAGCGGGCAGACCGTCATGCTCCCATCCCCGCGTGTGAGAGTTTGCCTGATGCCCCTCCTTCACTTCCCATTCGGTCCCGTTGAACGTGGGAAGGTTGCTCACCTTGGTTCCGATCCAAACGGTCTGACGGGTTTGGAGGTCTGATGCTTGGTTGTAGATTGCCATGGGTTCGGGGTCGTTTGGTTGACTTGTTAATTGTAGCACGGACTAGGCGGCTGCCTTTGCTGCCAGAAGCAGGGCATGGAATTTGTGGAACTCATGGGTCATGCCAGGGGAGAGGGTCGGGCGTCCCTTGCTACCATGGGTGGGAAGGTGGAAGGTCTGGGCAATGGCGGGATGGGTTACCTTGTCATGGTTCCCGCCTGGTTTGATTGCTCCGCCTGCTTTGGTGATGAGGCGGTGGGCATCGCGGATCTTCAGAGGTTGCATCGGATTCGGTTGCGGTCCCCCTTATGATAAACCCCCTGCCTGACGAATCGGGCAGGGGGTGGACAGTTTAGAGTTCGGTCATCATCTCCACCATGGCAGCGGCATCGATGGCGGGGTCGTTCCAACGTACCCCATCACGGGTCTGCCCCAGCATCCGTCCGATCTGCCCGTCGGTCATGCAACGGACGAACTTGACCCAGGGGGTCTCATCGGTGCCGCAGAATTCCACACATGCCTTAGCGGTGTTGTAAAGGAACTCATCGTTGCCAATCCAGAGGGCAGCATTCCAGGTCTGGTAATTTGCCCAACCGTTGTAGGTGTTGCTGGTCATGGGGGGGGAGGTCGTTTGGTTCTTCCTTATCCTACAGGCAACCCCACCCCCTGGAAGGGGTGAGGTGGACAGTCTCAGAACTGGATCTCCTGCCCCTGGTCCTGGGCATCCGATGCGATAGACTCCAGGATTGCCAGGAGGTCGGCACCATTGGCAGCACGGTTCAGCAGAGCAGAGGCAATTTCAAAAGTCATGATAAAATGTTAAACAGTGTGGTTTGAGTTAGGGTGTCTTTAAGGGCGCACCCGCTCCCATAAAGTTTATGCCAGGCGCATGGAGGAGAAGAAAGGAATCACAGAGAATTCCGTTCCCCACTTAGCACGAAGGAACCAAGTCCAGTTCTTTTGGAATACACATTCGCCAGGCAATCCGTGCTCCTGAAGAATAGCATTCAGGCGGGACTTGGTGGTGTTCGATTGAAACCCACCATCAAAGAGGCGGAGGAAACCATCACCAACCTCGGCAATCAAATTGCCGTGGAGGTATACCCTGGAAATGGAATTGCCCTGCTCATACTCTACGCGGGTGTTGGCGCTTGCCCAATCTTGGCGGGCAGTGATGGCAGCGTTCATTTGGCGTTCGATTTTGCGCATGGGGTGCTCCGTTTGGTTGACTTGTTAATTGTAGACCCTAGGGGGGGCATGGCGACCCCCCAGTGGACAGTTCAGTAACTGACCACCATGGGGTTGACCAAACGCAGCAAGGCGCCTACCCTATCCTGTTGCAACTTAATACAAACTTGTGAATTCTTGTTTGCCTTGCTGGTTCCCAAAAATGCACTGATTCCGTTGTTATTACAAACCCGCATCCTGATGTCGGTGCTATACTCATTACCCTCAGAATCCTTGAAGAAAATCATACGGGATTTGGGGGCATCACCTTTCAAATAGGCAGTAAATCCTTTGTTCACATATTCAAATACTGGATGACGATTGACGGGGTAAATGTAAAGATTTTTCGTCTTAATATCATTAACTACGTTATCAAAGTTTTCTCCGCAAGGTTCAATCAATCCACGATTGAGCACTTTGATGATATTCTCTGAATTGAAGTGATTAAAACTTTCAGGACAGAGAGAATCGAACTTTGCAGAAACTTTCATCTTAAACTCTTCATCAATGCGAATATCGAAAGGCAGTTGACGAAGTTCTTTTACTTGTGAAAGAAACTCATCAAAAGTATCACCGAACAGACCCTCATTCACTGCGCTTGAAATATTTCCCCAATCATGAGATCCACTGTGAATAGACTCCATGCGCTTGATTCCGATTTTTTGAAGATCGGAAACTGCATCCTCTTTAAGTTTAGTACCCCCACGCTTTTCTACCGTGTTGGAATAAACCTTCTTATCATTCAAGATCTTAATAGTATTATCTTCGTTTTCTTTACCTTCAAGATCGGATTTGCCCGTTGTATCAAAGCCTTTTTTGTTCTTCATTTTAAATCTCCGTGATCGACAGGGGGAATTTGGTTTGGATGATCCGTCTTTAAGGCGCGGGTCGTTCCTTGCTTGTTGAATTAATTATAGGGCATCAGGGTGCCCCTGGATCAGATGGTGGACAGTTAATTAACTGGCACACTGGAAGCGACCGTGATTGAAGTTAGCATAACTGAAGACCTCACGATTGACCAGTTTGAACATACCGAAGTCATTGGTCATCACATAACCTTCGGCATCAATTCGGTTGTAGTTGATGTATGCTGCAGGACCATCATTGCGGCAGAGGTATACAGCATCCTCTTTGATAGACTTCACCAACTTCCAGAAACTGATCAGGTTGGGATTCTCAAAGTCATCAGGATTGACTTCCTTACCTTCACGAATGCAGGCATTGAGTTGCTGTTTAATTTGTGCAGCAACTTTAGGTTCTACAAACTCAACGCCAAGTGCCATCACCTTAGCAAACTTGCACACCTCTTTAAGGTCGGCAAAGTATTCGGCACCAGCGAAGATAGAGGCAGTAGGTTGCACGAACTTCACCGTGTCGGTATCAGTCCAGATGCTACGATCAGGCATTGCTACTGCATCACGAAGATCGCTCTCAGCATAATAACAAGTGTGAGGTGCGATGATAATTTGCTGCTCAATTACCTCAGGGAACTGATAGGTGATGGTGTTGGGTTTGTATTCAGAAAATCCACCAAACCCGATAAAATCCCCTTGATAAACGGTGTTTGTAAAAGGAAGAAAATTAAAACAAGCGTGGAGAATTTCTGCAACTTGACCGTTGTGGTTCGTATCAATTTCTTCATGAGATTCGTTGATTTTGATCTTTACTTTGTTGAAGACACTTTTGGTCCCGACGAAGAAGTTTCCAGTTGCAGGATTGCGACCCCAGACAATAGCGGGGGCACCATCAATCTTAACACTGAGATGCCCAGGATTGACGAACCAATCTAACACGGAAAGGTCACCCGTCAGGATAGAATCTTCGGGGTGTTGGAGGTGTGTGTTTTTCATTCCTTTAGAATACCAGGTTTTGGGGGCAGTGGGCGGTTTGGTGGACAGTTAGGCGACTGGCACACAATAGTGCCGCGTCTTAAAATCGTTCATAACCTTGAGACGATCATCAGATGCCTTGCTCACTTGTTCATGAGAATATCCCCGCAAAATAGCACCTACCTGAAGCGATTTGCGAGTCTCAGATTGATCGAAAGAATCCTGACCAAAATATATAAAATCTGGATCATTCTCCAGATCAGTGGGAATCTGATCCCAATCTTCAGTATCAAAAATGTTAAACATTTCCGTTAAGTCACATCAACAAACGTAGTATGACACAGAATCGGGCAGTTTGGGGCAGATGGTGGACACTTGCCCAACTGTCACACGTCCAGGCAGTGGCGACTGGTTTGGTTTAACCTGATCAGCACATCATTCCAGAACTCTTTATCATCTTCGTCGTTGTATTGATTGTTAGTCTCAACCAACTCAATGAGAGCATTAAGATCATCAGGAGTGAGAAAGTTCATCAGGCAACCTCCATCAAATCAGCAGCAACTTCCTCACCATAAAGTTCTGTAATCTCACCAACAATCTCCTCTTCAGTATAAGTCTTGTACTCTTTGACGAGTAAATCAAAGACCATCATTTCAAGAGATTCCACATCCATTCCCTCTACAATGTGTGAAACGTAGTTCTCAACGAACTGAGCGAATTGTTCTTTGGTGAGTGTCATTTGATGAAAGAAACTTCGGTGATGTTAGGATTAGACTTTAGAAGACGATTGAGTAACCGTTTTCTGTTAGAGTTCTTTGATAGATCTAGACCAACGTTAATAGGAACTTCCTCTGAAACTTTGTCATCATAAGAGAAACGAACATAAACAGTTTGAGTCATTTTAGTAATCGTAGTTTGCGTTGATGTACTCATTGAAGTCGAACTTTTCCTGCTTGAGTTCAGGAATGTCCAGATCGAAAATCTCACCTTCCATGTCAGCAATCTCAGTCCAGAGTGTATCTTCCATGTGGTTTTCTCAGGTACGAATGTAATGTAGAACGGATCGGGTCAAAAGTCTAGGGGGGTTGGACCAGTTTCACGACTGGCACACTCCCCCTGCACTAAGTGTTAGAAACTGCTGGAGAATACGTAACCATCTACGAAATCATAATCATAACGAAGATTCTGTTCCCAGGTTGCCTGCCAATCAACAACTACGTAGGCAGGAATATCATACCCATAAACCTCAGTGATAACTTCTTCGGCAAATGTTGCCTCGTCATGGTATACACCACGGAATGCATCTTCTACGTTCTCAACATACGAAACATCACCGTGATACTCAATGAAGGCATCAACTACATCATAACCAATACTCTCACCAACACGAACATACTCATCATAATAGGCAACGAAGTCTGACTCATTGTGCTCATCAATGAACTTAAGAGCATCATCTAAATCATACTGACCTTCGATACAGTTCTCTTCGATGAACTCAACAGTCTCAATTGCGAAGACTTCTTTGTAGTTTGCTTGGAAAGTCACGGACATTTGAGGTTTTCTCAGGAACGAATGTAGAATATCAGAATTTGGGGGGCATCGCAACCCCCCTTGTGCCACCTTCGTGACCGTCACACCTCATTCATTACTTTTAAACGACGCATGATATCATACATATCCATTTGATCCATATCGATCTCATTCATATCAACTGGTGCGAATTCTTCGAGGTTAACATTACCATTCGAATTAATCGGAGCATAATACAATTCGTCACCATCTTCTTGCGACAAAGTATAAACACAACCATGGTCGGTGGAAGTTAGAAAAATCATCGGAGATCTCAGGAACGAATGTAATATAGCAGGATTTGGGGCAGCCGTCTAGGGGGTGTGTGACGGTTCTCCGACTGTCCTCATTCTCAATAAGATTCCACTATTGAGAATCAATAAGTCTAGTACTATTGAGAATAAGATCCAATCTTTAAACTGGCACAAGACTAGAACGGATCGTACTCTTTGATGTTACAATGGACTTCTTCATCTCCTTCGAGTTCTAGTAACTCTTTCCAGTCCATATGTTCTACATCTAGATCATCATAACACATGATGTCTAGTGTAACTGTAAGCAGGCGCTTCTGTGCTAACATGGTGTCTAGATGTGTATGTGTACTAGATTATATCATGCATAATGACGATATGCAAGCGTTTCGTAATCTTGCCCGTCTCGTGTGTATTCCTCGTCGAGATCTAGTGTATACTCTTCGAGATCCTGCCCGTAATCGTTGCTGTATGTATAGTCGAGATCGTAGTCGTCGTACATAGCTCGTCGAGATTTGTATGTGAACTAGATGATTGTAGCATGAATCTCGACGAGATGCAAGTATGATGTGCAAGTCTCGTCGAGATTCTTGTATGTATATATGAGGTCTCGACTAGAATTATACCACATCTAGTCGAGATTCGCAACCTTTCTTATAAGTCTTGTGTGGGTTCTGGGAAATTTTCGCGGGCGCCAGACTTGACAAACTGCTCGTCTTATGCTACGCTCGCTTAGGTCACAAGAACTGGAGGGTTTTAGCGACAAGAACTGGAGGGTTTTAGCGACAAGAACTGGAGACCTTTATGATACCTTTATGATGCCTTTATTCTCACTAATAGACTCTATTGATTCTCATTAATACAATATTATTGAGAATACAATAAAAAAGGGATTTATATTTATTAATACATTTTTAATTGATTTTTAACCTTTTTTTGGTATAATTCGCTACATAATCATCCACATCGCACCATTCCACTTCCAACTCATATCTCTCCATTCATAAACATCATCTAACTCTGGATGAGTAGGAAATACTGGATGATTCGCATCAGACTGATTTGATTCTTTCTGCTTTATTTCATCAAGAAACTTTTCGAATCCACCATTCATCCAATCACGATCAGACTCCTTCCATTTACCAATAGGACAGGAATCTAATGAGAACTTTGTCTTCTCATTTAGAAAACAACCACAGTGCTTACAACGTACTTGCTTCTCATCATACCATTCACAACCACGACACGTTTCAAGTCTTTGTTCTCGTATTTCATCAGAGACAAATAATGTATTCGACTCCATAGCATTCTTAATTATATCCAGAGCAAACTTTGCTAAATTCTTTCCCTGCTCTGGTAACGAAGGATAATCAGTCATCTTTTTAATATCAATAAGTTATTACTATTTAAGACCTTTAAATGCACTGGTAACTGATTCGGCAGTGATACTATAATTAGACCCAGCTACTGCTCTTCCTGCACTTCCTCCTGCATTAGTTGTGGATCCTCCATCTGCACCCCAGTCTCCACCAGTACCACCTGTTTCACCAGTTCCACCATAATTCACATAATCAGTAATATTACCTCCGCAACTTGTAGTCTCTCCAGCACTACCAGCAGTACCACTCGTCCTACTCACAGTATATCCTTCACCATTACCCCCATTACCTCCAGCACCACCAAGAGGAGCAGCAGTTTGATAATCAACTCTTTGTTCACAATCAGTTCGATTAAGGCTCCTCCTACTTTTCTTACCACATCCTCCTACACGATAACAATACCGAGTCGCATAATATCCACCAGCACATCCTGGGCATCCACCACACTGATTACCCGTGCTATAATTATTAAAATAATGACATCCGCCTGGTAATCCAGTCGCACCAGTTCCACCATTAGCACCACCGCCTCCACCACCATAAACAGCGGCTGTTGAATTTGTGGTAAGATAAATCGCACCACCACTGGAGATTAGACTCATCGCATTTCCACCACTACCACTTCCTGTGGCACCAGCAGCACCTAATACAGATCCATTCACATACATATACAAATTATAAACAAGAGCATCAAAAGTAAGTGCGGGTGATCCTACACTTGTTGATCCACACGTTCCATTAATATTCACTCTCTTTATAATATTCTTACTTAAATTTGAATTCCAAGTTTGTGCATCAACATCTAAATTTGTATCAGTCCCCGTCTGATTCAGATCATAATACTTAATACTATTACGAAACTGTGAGATACTTAAATTATTTCCAGTTGAAATTGATGCATTCTCAGTCGCATCTGGTACAATCGGATTCGTATTTGAAGTAGAAGTAACTCTTCTCAATTCTGATGCAGACAGTGTTCCACTACTGGCTAACTTAAAATTACTTCGAAGATCACTAAACTTAATTTGTCCAGAACCAAATAATAAAGTCTTACTGACTGCGACAGACATTCTAAAGTCCCTTTTCTACCTTTTCTCTATTTAGAATTCAGTGCTCCATAATTCTTAATCATTACATTAAAAGAAATTGTGACTCTTGGATAGTCTTCTGTTTTAAGTGATGGAGACACAAAGTGTTCCAAATAACTTGGAAACATAATCAAATCACCCTCCTCAATCACAGGAGCAATCTCACCCTCCCGATACTCATGAGAGTCTAAATCAAATGCTAAAGAACGAAGAGATTTGGACGGATCACAAAATGTAACGGGAGAATGACGAGTTGAATCAAAAGACAAATAATGAATACAAGAGAACTGTGCATCATATAACTCACCACAACTTACATGATTGTGTTGCTCCTGATAATCACCATCAATATAACAATTAAACCAAAGTTCATCGATAGAACCTCCCCAGGGTGCATCCATGAATCCATTGAAATAATCAAGATACATTCTCTTCAATTGACTCTCATTTGAAAAAATGCTCTTATTTAATTCCAAATCTCCATAGGATGTGTGCATTCGATTTGTTAACCAATCACTCGGAGATCCAATATGATTCTGATGATAACTCTTCACAATCGCACTCAAATATTTCTCCTTGAGTTCTTCGTTCTCCTTTATCTCAGTCTGATAATAATAAATTGGAAAAATTGCGTGTCTCATGAATTAAAAATTGGAATAATTTCAATGTCCTTACATCCTTGAGTTTTGATTGTCTCCTCCCAGAAACTAGCATCCTCAATCTTAAGAAAGGTGACTACCTGTCTTGAATATGATTTCTTCTTTGGTTTGAGATAAACTACTTGATACTTGTACATCTTGTTTGTCGTTCCAGTGTCTTACTACTCCTGCTATAATAAAAGCATTGGTGATCAGATACGTTGTGAAAATAAACGTTCTGATCAATGCGATTGTATCACTCTCTTTATCACACTTGGATGCTTTCTCTCCTAGTGCCTTCGCAAATAATCTCCATACAGTCTTTCGATGTTTCATTTCCCTGATTGTTTTAGTAGTTCTACATCCTTCCACTGTGATGGATAGACAAGCAAACACACATCCCTTGATCGATGATCTAATGTTCTCACACAGATGGTAATATACTTCTCACATACAAAATCAACCACACCAATGTGATCCTTGTACTTAACATTCAATCCTTTATAGAATGTACTCATACGAAACATTCCTCTAGTGATGTACGCTTAACTTGCATCGCAGTATATGGAGTCGTATTCTCTATATCCACTTCCTTACCAATTGTCTTTGAATTGATTGGTGCATAGTAGACTCGTTTCTTTGGATTGTAGAATCCCCAGACAGTTTTGGTATGGGCACCAAGATTATAATCAAATTTCCGAGTATTACACAACCAAATGCGAACAGTGCGGGTGTTAAAGTTCTCATACTCATAACTACAATCTTTTGGTGGTGAATGAGGAAACTCAAGCATCGACAACTGCTCTCAACCGATCAGGACTCATACCCTCATTCAAATAATGTTGAAGACGTTGATTACACATTTCTTTTGTAAGTTGAACCTCATCTTCACTAAGCAGTTCCCATCCTGTGGTACACAGTTCTTCAATACGATAAAGATTTTCCATTTTAATTAAGTAGTAAAGGAATCAATAATACCAGACTCATACTCATCTACAAGAGCAAACTTCTGTGCATTGACTACATTTGGCATAATCAAATTCACATACGTCTCATCATATGATTCTTCTTGTGAGAGTAGTTCAAATGCCTCTGTATCAGAGTTGGCAATCAAATTGATGACTCCACCATACTCGGAAGATGGAAAAGGCACCCAGTAGTCTACAATATAAAGTGATTTCATTTCTTTGGTTAATTACTTCTCCATTTTAGATGATTGTTTCAGATTTGTCAACTGTCTTGAGAGTTCAACATGAATGGGAGTGAGGAATGAGGTAAAATACTGCTCGTACTCATTATCTTTCATCAGTTTACTAATTCCTTCTACTTGTATAAGTGCGAATAGAAGTTTACTTGTCTGATTCACATGAACTCCATCATATAATAATCGCAGGTCACTTCCAGTTCTGCTGCTTTGGATTCAATCTCTTGCTCTTGAATTCGTCGTGCTTCGGCACGGTGATTCTCATAAACCTTACGTCCTTCATAGTAAAGTTCTTCGGTCTCAAAGTGTTTCATAAAATCATCAAATGCAGTAATAAATTGTTGTAGATCTTCGTTGTTCATGACCCAAATCCATTAACTGGAGGAGTGGGAGGTTGGGGATTCATCTTTACATCCTTAAACATTCCGTTTAGAATCTCATCACACATCGAATAGTGCTTACTATTCAGTGGTACACGATTCATTTGATAATACCTCACCGCATTGTAGATCATCTTTTGTTGCTCAAGTGTAAAATCCATGATTAAAAAGAAGGTGTGAAGTCATAACGCAATTGGACCTTTGACTGATCCATTTGCTCATAAAGACTATAGAGTTTATTATACAGTGCAGGAGCACTTCCATAGTCTTTGGCAATCACTTTCTCATCACTCACACTTAAAGTTTGAAGTGCAGAGAGAAGAATACCAATTTCATGTACATTCAGAT